CACTGATAGATATTTATCTAGCTGATTTCGATCAGTCTGACCTGACGTCTGCTGATATGGATGATATTATGAGCATGGCGATAAACAAAGTTCTTGAAATTCAATTGTTAAAGTCTGCTAAAGACAATACTAATAAAAAAATGGACATTTCAAGTGCGATGGAGAAAATAAGAAGACAGACTGAAAAGATGAAGGAGAATCTTTCATCAAGAAGACGTGACAGAATAGATCCAAACAAATATAAAGGGTTTTCAATAGTAAACTTGGCTGTGGCGTTTGATAATGACAAAAAAGAACAACTTCTGAAAAAGCAAACCGGACTAAAGGCTGAAGAGAAAGAATGGCTTGAAAAAAGAAAAGATTTTGTAGGGAATAGGTATGATGCTGACGTAAAAAATATAAAGGATGATGATGAAGAGTAATGCTTTCGGAGACAGGTAACCACGACATAGTCATGTCTCAGGGGATAGACATGATTGGTTTTTATAGAGAAAACCCATGTATTGCTGCCTATGATTTGTTAGGGGTTGATTTAGCCCCCGCGCAAAGAGTTGTTTTTGAGGATATGTGGTTCAAAGATTACGCTATTGTAGTCGCCGGCAGAGGATATGGAAAATCGTTCTTGTTAGGTGTTTTAGCATCTCTCAGTAGTCTTCTTTACCCAGGTTATAGGACTGGTCTTATATCAGCCACTTTTAGACAATCAAAAATAATTTTTAGTGAAGTAGAGAAATTATGGTCAGGGTCTTCTATTATGCGGGAGGCTACTGAAAAGCGTCCTATAAGAGGATCGGACATTTGTTATCTCAAATTTAATAACATACCAGGAATGGCAAATGGCTCATACATTGAAGCACTTCCTCTCGGGAATGACGGTTCTAAAATCCGTGGTTCCCGTTTTTATTTAATATGCATTGATGAGTTAGCTCAGGTTCCTGATAAAATCATTGACTTGGTTTTGAGACCTATGGCTGCGGTTGTTTTGAACCCAATGAAAAACGTGAGACGTATCGAAAGACATAGGCGTCTAGTTGAAATGGGTTTAGCTACTCAAGACGATTTAGAGCCAGTAATGGCCAATAAAATTATAATGACTTCTTCTGGATATTACAAGTTCAACCATATGTGGAGAAGAATGAAGAGTTATTGGAAGCGTATGGAAGAAGATGGAGAAAAAAGCAGATATGTTGTGTGGCAAATACCTTATTGGGAGTTACCTGACGGTTTTCTTGACAAAAAAAATGTAGAAGAGGCCCAGCGCGTTATGTCCAGATCTGAGTATAGTATGGAATACGAGGCTGCTATGATTTCTGATTCTGAGGGCTTCTTTAAGGCATCTCTTATAGAATATTGTACATCTGGAAATAACTTCAATATTGAACTCACAGGAGATTCTACATGTAGGTATATATTAGGGGTAGATCCTAACCAGGGGGGAGAGGCTCGTTGTGGTGTTGTTATAGTAAAGATGGAGGCTACAGGCAATAAAATAGTAAACGTTCTTCAACTTGAAGGCAAGACTACACAAGATTTGGTGAAATCAATCCAGTTGATTTGTGAAGAATATAATGTAATAAGAATATTTATGGACAAAGGCGGCGGGGGTAAAGCAATATCTGATTTGTTAGAAGAGGGGTATGATGAATGTGATCCGATAATAGATAGGACCAATGAGGACCATAAGCACATGAAGGGTAGACATATTCTTGAGCTGGTCAACTTCAATCCATCTTGGATTTCTGATGCCAACTTCACTACTTTGTCTATGTTAGAAGACAGAAAATTACTTTTTCCTGAGCCTCCGATTGCGTCTACTTTGGACAGCGTTGATTCGGCTTTTGAGAATATTGGCGTTCTGAAGTCTCAGATGCTTAACATAATAGTCACGCAAACATCGACTGGCATGCTTCATTTTGACACTCCGAAGAAGGGTCAGAATAAGGACTTATATTCAGCCATGATACTGGCCGCTCAGGGAATAAGGGCAGTAGAAAAAGAACTTGAGGAGTCTGGAGATCCTATACTTTATAGCTCAAGCGGTCTTATAAGACCCAGTAAAGGAAAGGGTCCTTTGAAACCATGGGATGTTATAAACACAAATACTGGTACAATAAAGCCTTTTATAAAAAAGAGCATTCCTTTAGCGGTTTTACAAAAAAGACCTAAGTAATAAACTAACCATTGTTTTATTAGGAGATTGTAATGTATTTTTCATTTTTGTCGAAAATCGAATTATGGACTTACTTCAAAATAATGTTTCTGATTTTTGTTGCCGTGGTTATGGTTGGTTTAATAATCAAGGCAGATAACTGGATAGATAAAATATCAAATAAAGAGCCAAGTAAGATAACAGAATCAGAAATAGTTAAAATAGCCGAAAATTTAATGCGAATTCAGAATGTTGCAAATGAACAAAGATTTACTAATCTTTTAGATAAACTTGAAAAGTCTAATTCTGATGCATTAAATACGGCTAAAGCTTACGCAAAGGCGACGGATTCGAGAATAACTGCTTTGGGGCAGACAGTGGCGTCCTTAAAGTCCACTTTTTCTGAATCCAAGCCTTCTGATACATATGTAGATCCCTTGTCCGATGCAAAGTCCTATGAGAATTATGATCTAGTTAGAAATGACATAGGCAAAGAAGAACTCCCGGTTGGGTGGGTTAAATATCATCCAAACTGGAAGGGAGAGGATAAGTTGTTTCAGTACCATTATCCGTTAGATTTTTATTCTACAATAGTGAAGACTGAAAGACCTGACGGAAGTTTCTCATATACAGTAGAAAACTGGCTTCAAAATGACTATATTCCATATTCGAGAGGTAAAAAATATCCACTTAATATGAAGTCAATTGAATTTGAAGAGCGTCTACTTAAAGAAAAAAGTTTTAGATTTAATCCAAGGCTTGGTTTAGGCGGAGGCATTACGTCTGTAAGTGTGTTTCCATCCATAGATATAAGCCTATTTTCATATGGGAGAACAGAGGTTGATATGGATTGGAGATTTTTGATACTTGGTATTGGAGCGTCAGGGTTTAGTGAAGACAACACTGAAGTAGTCGGTACTTTTTCACCTGTTATGTATAATGTTGGTAATTTTTTACCTTTGGTTAAAAACATTTTTTTGGGGCCTGTGATTTCAGTGGATACTCGTAGTTCTGTTGGTTATGGCTGTGTCCTTTCGGTTCCATTTTAGGAAAAATAATGGAAAATTACTGGGAGCTTACTTTACAAATTATTTTTGCTTTTTCTGTGCTTTCTATTGTTATAGAACTTGCGTTGTATCAAATATTTAATATGAAGGTATGGGATAAATTTGAAATTTGTGTAGATAAGCTGGTTGGTAGTGATAGTGTAGATTTAAAGCCGTGGATATCGATAATAATATGCTCGTCGGTTGTGTTTAAGTTAAAGTTGGATATGATTGCTACTCTATTCAATAAAGACGCTTATATATCAACTATGCTTCTTACAGGGCTGTTTCTTTCAGGCGGATCTACTACAGTGTATGAGTTTCTTAAAAACATAAGGCAAATAAGAGAACTTAAATTAGAAAGCACTAAAAGTATCATAAATAAGGAGGAGTAGAGATGACTGACGTAGATTATATTGGAACTCCGTGGTGGGCTACTTTTTCTGGAATAATGAGTATTGATTATACCAGAAGTAGAGCGCCTGTTGATTATACTATAGATGATTTAATCGGTAGAAAAGATTATAAAAAATATAGGCTTATTGCAGATTCTCCAACAGATGTTACTACAACTTCAGGAACTATTTTAATATAAAGGATATTCTTTATGAACGATGATTTAGTTAACAATATAGATAAAATAACAGCCGATCTGAAAGAAAAATATCCTGATATAGGAATAAGGAGCATTGAAGTTAATCCGGATAAAGGAACTGCTTCATTCTACCTTAATCCTACAAAGAAAGCTTTGGCTTTTTTAGATAAGCCGGGAAGTGCCGTCATACCGCATGTGTATAAAGAGCGCGCGGCTGTTATTACAAGAGACTTTGTTGAGCGAACTGTACTTGATCTAGCCCATAAAGACCCATACACAGAAGATCCTAAAGAATCGTTCGAGCGGGCTAAGAAGTATTATTATACTGAGCCGATTATAGGTATTACTATAAATCTTTTAGCAGGACTCGCTGCAGCAGGATTTGAGAATGACATTGATGATGATAACATAAAAAGCTTTTATGATACTTGGTCATTTGATGTAAATCTGTTTCAAATACTTGAATGGATTTTCCTAGATTTTTTTAAAATAGGACATGTTACTACATATAAAGTTCTTGCTAAGTACGAGCCCAGAGTCTCTACTTTAAGTCCGTCTCCTGGTAAAAAGATGAAAAAAGCATCCATTGAATCGTTGGATGAAATTATGCTTCAACACGAGAAGTTCAAAGAGGATGAATTAAAGAGATTAGTGGCAAATGCAAAGAGAGATGGTTTGAAGGGAAAGGAACTTAAAGAATTTGAAATTTCTGCAAAAAAGAATGTCTGGTCTAAAGGCTATATGCCAGTTGCCTATACAGTTCTAAATCCTTCTATAGTAACCATTACAGGAAACCTTCTATTCAATAACGTAAGTGTGAAAATTGTCCCTCCAACTGAATTAAAAGAGCTCTTGAAAAAGCAATCCAGTGAACTTACTGAGGAAGATAAAGCATTGATAAAAGCGCTTCCGTCTGATTTAAAAGCTGCGGCTCAATCAGGTAAGGAATACCAGTTAGATTCGAATTTAGTTGGACAATTAACTTATAGAAAAATGCCGTATGAGAGGTACGCTAGACCTAGAATACTAAGGCTTTTTGATTCTATTGAATACAAAAGAGCGTTAAGAGAAGCCGACCTTAGTACGCTCGATGGTATCTCTAACGCAATTTTGAAAATAACAATTGGAAATGATGAATACCCTGTAACTAACCAAAGCGAACTTGAAGCTATATCTCAGTTGTTTAATACACCATCTAAATCATTTGACGTAGTGTGGAATCATACTTTAAACGTAGAGAAAATTGTATCTCCAGAAATTGAAGCTATTTTAGGAAAAGGAAAGTATGAGCAGGTAAACGAAGATATTTCTGGAGGTCTGGGTATGACTCGTGCCATTATAGATGGCACAGGTAATACTACAGCTGCTGAAATTTCTTTGTTAATAAAAGGGCTTAGTTCTGAAATTGCGTATGCTAGACGTGAAGTAGAAAGATGGATTTATAATGAATATAGACAGATTGCTGAGGCTGCCGGGTTTGATAGATTTCCTAAAATAAGATGGGATGAGGGCGTTCTAAAAGACACCATTCTTTGGATGAATACCATGGCTCAGCTTGTTGATCGTAGGATGCTTAGTTACCAGACGTCTCTTGAGGTTCTTGGGTATGATTATCCAACAGAATTAGAAAGAATGAAAAAAGAAGTGCCGTTAGTTGAGGACGGTACTTTCGGTATAATAGGGTCGCCTTGGCAGAAATCAAAAGAAGGCCCCGGTGTTCCTGCAAGCGGTAGACCTAAAGGACAGACCAACACAAAAACTCCTCAAACTAATCCACAGAAGAAAGTTACTGAACAGCCTGGAAAGAAACCAACTCAATATCAAAAGAAAACTGAATCATCTTTTTCATATGACGATGAAAACGTCATAAAGTCTATGGGTGTGGAGGAACTTGCGTTTTTTCTAGAGGGAGCAAAGAAAGAGTTAAGTTTTGAAAAATACATAGAGTTTTTTGACTTTGTAATGAGCGTAAGAAGTTAATAAAGGAGGTTGTATTGTGAAAGATAAACCAATGTATTTAGAGGCTGATATAAAGATAGAAAAAGAAACTGATAGTATGAGAGAAAAGGCTTCTTCAGTTATAGATTTGCCTAAAGGTAAAAACAAACAGCCTGACTTATTGTATTTCTCTGCTATATTTGTTTCTTCTGGGGAAAACTTGAATCATGCTTTCTTTCTTCCAAGTGAGTTGGTAAAAGCTGAAGGGACTATAGTTAACAAAGCGCTTGACGTTGAGCACAAGGAAGAAGAGATTATAGGGCATATTTATGATCGTGCTTTTATTAATAAAGATGGAAATAAGGTAGAAATACGGGAGCTCGCATCTATGGAAACCAGTAGCTTAGAACAACAGGACTTGCATGTTGTGGTAGCTGGTATAATCTATGGTTCTAGATTTCCTGACATAGCAAAAGAAGTTTCAGAAAAGAAGTGGCGTGTGTCGATGGAAGCCTATTTTTGTGATTATGATTTGAAAATAGGTAATTTGTTTCTATCTAAGAAAGAAGCTGAAATGCTTGGTTTGGCGTCTATCAACGATGTCATTGGTAAATTTGCCAAAGTTATCAAGAAAGGTAGAGAAATTGCTGATGGGACTATTGCTAGGGTTTTAAGAGGAATAACTTTTTCAGGGTGCGGGATAGTTAAAAATCCAGCTAATCCACCATCAGTTATTTTAGAAACAGCCAATAAGGTCGTTAGTGCTAATGATGATGGGGACTCTTTTTTAATCTTGGATTTGGATGAGTTAGAAAATAAACTAACCTCATCTAATATAGACGACACTAAAAATGAAACAAACATTTCAGTAGAGACTTCCGATATTACATATAAAGATACTGTTGGAATTTGTGTTAATTATAAAAAGAGATTAGTAGAATCTGCTGTTGAAGGACCAGATACAGAGGTTGTTAGAGAAAACTGGTGTACTATGTATAATAAAACATGTTCATCTTTTTCTAGGAGCGCGAATGATCCTGATTGTTTGAGATATAAGGATGCTGTAAAAGCAGCAAAGACATGTGTAAAAGCTTACGCTAAGAAAATAGAGCAACAAGACAAA